TATGATCGCGCGGGGCCAATCATCCAGCGCGAGCAAACCCGCTATTGTATTACAAACCCAATGTCAATAGCCGTCAATTACCTGTTATTGCAAATCGGCCACAATGTACTCAAATGGCATCTTGAGCGCATTCGCAATGGGACTTTTACCGTTGAGCAGGTCGCAAGCTTCTATTGTAAGGACCCGAAGCTTCCAGAGTACAACACGGTACAAAAGGGGCTGCGTGAATTGCTGAAGATGAAGCCGGACGAATTGCCGATCCAACTCAAATGACACAAACCGACTATGTAAAGCATTCTGGTCTCTCCAAAGGACGGGTTTCCATTCTCGTCAAACACGGGATGCCGTTGACCTCCCCAGAAGAGGCCGACGCTTGGAGAGGAAGCCGCAAAGGCATTGGCGGGAGGCAGAGCCACAAGCAATTGGCAGAAGCCCACCAGCAGCAGGAAGCTAAGTTCCAAGAGGTCGCTTCATCGCTCACGGAAGGCCCGTACAGACCGCCGGAGGCTGCAACGGCGGTCAATGCATCGCTGGTCGCATCGGACACTCCTGCTGGCGCCTACGAACGCCAGAAGCAGATTGAGCGAGCTTCCTATGGTCTAGCGGTTCAAGCGTTGCGGAACAAGACGATGGACGCAGGACGCATGGTAACCGTCCACGCTGCCGCAGCGAAAAACCTCATCAACGCCCGTCAGGACGTCCTCGCGCTTGCCGAAAAGGAGCGGTCGCTTGTCTCTGGCTCTTGGGTCAAGAAGGTGATGCAAGAACACGATGGAGCCGTTGCCAGCCTTCTCAAAGCAATGCCGAAGCAGCTCTCCGGACGCATTGCGCCGCATGATCCAGAACACGCTGAACGCGAATTGGACCGTTGGGTCCAAGAAGTGTGTCTCAAAACTCTGCACTCAACTGATCCATGGAAGTGACTCAAATCGAACACCTGCTGGTCTCCAGCCTTATTCCTTACGCTCGCAACTCTCGGACTCACTCCGATGAGCAGGTGGCGCAAATCGCAGCCTCCATCCGTGAGTTCGGATTCACCAATCCCGTTTTGATTGATGCCAACGGGACGATCATAGCCGGTCACGGTCGCGTCATGGCGGCAAAGAAGCTCGGACTAGATGAAGTCCCGTGTCTGCGGCTCGGACACCTGACGCCATCGCAGATCCGAGCTTACGTCATCGCTGATAACAAGATCGCGCTGAACGCCGGTTGGGACGATGAGATGCTCAAAGCCGAGTTGCTGACCCTACAGGAAGAGGGCTTCAACACGGATCTAACCGGATTCTCAGACGATGAACTCAACGCTTTGCTTACCGTCGAGACCGTAGAAGGCGAGACCGATCCAGACGAAGTGCCAGAAGCTCCAGTTGAGCCAATCACAAAGCTCGGAGACATCTGGATTCTTGGGAATCACCGGCTTATGTGCGGAGATTCCACAAGCATTGACTCCGTAAATCGTCTGATGGGAGGAGAACACGCAAACCTGCTCCTTACCGATCCTCCATACAATGTGGCTTACGAGGGCAAAACGGAGGATGCTTTGACCATTCAAAACGACTCAATGGACAACGATTCGTTTGCTCAATTCCTGCGAGACGTCTACTCGACGGCCGACACGGTCATGAAAGAAGGCGCTGTGTTCTACATCTGGCACGCGGATTCAGAGGGTCTCAATTTTCGGAAGGCTGCATTTGAGGTTGGATGGAAGGTTCGGCAATGCCTCATTTGGAACAAAAATTCTCTGGTCCTTGGCAGGCAGGACTACCATTGGAAACATGAACCGTGTCTTTACGGATGGAAAGATGGGGCTGCGCACTATTGGGGTTCTGACAGAACTCAAACAACAGTCTTGAATTTTAACAGGCCAAGCAGAAATGGCGAACACCCAACCATGAAGCCGGTTGAGTTGTTTGAATACCAAATCAAAAACAGCAGCAAACCCTCGGATGTTGTCTTGGATCTTTTTGGAGGATCTGGAACCACGGCAATCGCTTGCGAAAAGACCGGACGCAAAGCTCGGTTGATGGAATTGGACCCAAAGTACTGCGACGTCATCGTCAAACGATGGGAGGACTTCACCGGCAAGAAGGCTCATCTCGAAAAGCTAGAATCCAATGATTGAAACACTCGAAATCCACAAGCCGAGAGGCATTGAAGCTCTGCGTCAGAACCGAATCGCGCTCAACGCCATAGAATCGCAGACCGATTTCCGGATGATTGGTTTGCCGGACACGGAGCCGTCTCGGATTGATGGCTTCGTCTATGATACCAACGCGGGAGTGATTGTCGGAAGCTACGAGATCAAGTCTCGGTTGTATGATCTGCACAAGCTCCAAACGACCTACAAAAACAAGTGGATGATTGATTGGTCAAAGCTTCAAGCGGCACTTGAAGTGACCAAGCATACGAAGCTGCCTTTTTACGGAGTGTTGCACCTAAAGCCGGACAATCTGGTGATGATGGTTGAAATTTTCAACGCTCGCGCAACGTGGGCTTGCAACGTGGAGTTGTTGGATCAATGGAACGATGGGAGGCCAGAGAGAATGGCGTTCGTCCACATGGACTCGGCAAAGACATACAAGATCCGCCCGAGCAATGAGATCATCCAGACTCAGCTTTTCCGATGACCGATCTTGAGCGTGAAATTCTGGAGTTCCGGCGGCAACTGTGGCGACCGACTCCACGGCAGTCTGTGGTTGAGTGGGCTGAATTCAATCTCACATTGACCCAACGACAGACCGAGCATCCCGGCCCATTCTCGACGGCTGTCCGACCATATTGCCGCGAGCCGCTGGAGACTTGGAAAAATCCGGCTGTCTCTGAGGTGACGCTCTGTTGGGGATCTCAGACCAGCAAGACAACGACGCTCATGGCCGGTCTGGCGTGGGCAATTGATGTCGAACCGAGTCCTGCTTTGTGGCTCATGCCGTCCGAGAATCTCGCTCGGAGCTTTAGCAAATCTCGCTGGCTTCCGATGCTTGAGGACTCACCGGCTCTGGTGGCTCGGTTTCCGGCGGATCGAGACCAGATCACCAATCTGGAGCAGCAATTCGACCGCTGCACGTTGAGCTTTGTCGGCTCAAACTCACCGGCAAATCTGGCATCTCGACCAGTCCGCATTCTGGTTGCCGATGAGGTGGACAAGTTCGCTGAAGCCACAGCGAAGGAAGCCGACGCTCTGGATCTTGCGGAACAACGGCTCAAAGCGTTCTCCAGTTCCAAAGCCTTTTTCACCAGTACTCCTACAACAACGGAAGGCAGAATCTGGCAGAAGTTCCTGCGTGGGGACCAAAGGTACTACCATATACCGTGTCCGCATTGCCGCGAGTTCATCCGGCTGGAATGGAAGCAAGTCACTTGGGACAACGCCAAACTGGAGGATGGGAAACCCGACTGGCAGACGATCCGCACTTCCGCTCATTACGTTTGCCAACTGTGTCATGGCAAGATCAGCGACAGCCAGAAGGTCGCAGGATTGCGCCATGGCAAATGGATCGCCCACAACGTCGCCAGCATCCCGAGCGTCCGATCTTATCACCTGTCGAGCCTCTATTCGCCCGACCGCAAATGCACTTGGGCAAATCTGGCGGTCGCATTTCTGGAAGCCAAAGCTTCGATGATGGGCCTTCAGAGCTTCGTCAATGGAATGCTCGCGGAACCGTGGGAGAATCAAGACTCGCAACCGGAGCGCGTGGAGGTCGTCTCGGACACCGAGATGCCAGAAGCTCGGAGGTATCTGACCGCAGACGTACAAGCTGCCGCTCCGTTCTTGTGGTGGGTTTGCCGCGAGTGGAGCGCCGGCAATTCACGATTGGTGGCAGCCGGTCACGCAGACGACTTTGCCGCTCTGCGACGGGTCCAACTGTACTACAACGTACACGACATGGACGTTGGCGTTGACTCCGGTTTCAACACTCAAGCGGTGTACGATGCTTGCGCTCAATACTCGCAAACGAGCAGCGGAGCGATCAACTATCCATGCGGTCTTCGGTATCCACCAGAGGGAGGATTGCGGAAGCCTATGCTTGTCGGCTGGTTGCCGCTCAAAGGTCGAGAGAGCGGAGCGAGATTCACGAGCAAGACGGGCTCCATTCTGCCATGCGGAATCACGACCTCAACCTCAATGCGGACCGATGTTGTTCAGCCGCTGATGATCTTTGATACAGAACACCTTCGGGAAATGCTCCAAAAGCTCCGCAGAGGCAGCGAAAACCACTCATGGTCTGTTTGCTCGCTTCCGGCACAACTCGACGCAGAAGGGGCATTTGCGAGCGATGCCGATACATATTGGAAGCATCTCGACAGTCACATTCTCAAGCCTACCGCCAACCGAGCCGGCCGAATCAAACATCTATGGTTCAAGCGAAACACTCGCTGGCCGGATCACTTGCATGACTGTGAGATCATGCAGATTGCAATGGTAACGCTCTGGAACGATCTAATCCCAAATCCCGTTGTTGATACAACTGGCGGTTGACAAGCCGGACGCTCTGTGAATAGTCCGCGCAAGTGGTCACTTACACAGTTGCAACGAAGCGGTCTTACTTGCGTACCACATACGCGAGCAAAGGCGCTTTGTCGTTGCTGGAAGCTTTGACCGCAAAGCTGACCGTTTCCGCAAATGCTCTTGAGAGCGGAAATCTGGTCCGGCAAACGTCTTCTTCCGATGTCTCTGTTGAGTTCGCTGAACCCGGAAAGGGAAGCGCAAGTCCCGGTGAGATGTTGGAAATGTGGGAATCTCTGCTGAGTGACTACGATTACGCGGTCACGCTGCTTTCCAGCGACGGCATCACCAGCCCAACTGATGCGCAGATTTACGCAAAGATGCTCGGGTCAGTCCTTATTGCGACCACCCGTTATTATGGAGACTTCACGCAGTACCGGCGTGAGGCAACCGTTAGGATGAGCTGATGGGAATCCTCTCAAAAATCCGAGACGTTCTGTTCCCTGCTCCTGAGAACAAATACGAAGGAGCGCAACAGAGCTTGCGTCGTTCGTATCTTGATACGTCTTACACTTCGGCTCGGTTCGATGTCACCAGTTCGACACGACAAGCGATTGTCCGAAAGAGCCGGTATTTTGAGCAGAACAACGCTATCCTCAACAGGCTTGGAGACCTCTTTGAGTCTTACACCGTTGGGTCGTCGTTCTCAGTCCAACCCGCATCCAGCGATCCGGCATGGAATCTCAAAGCAAAGAAGTGGTTCGACATCTGGTGTCGGTATCCAGATATCGGTTCCCGCCAGTCTTTCGGTACTTTGATGGGTCAAGCCGCGCGGGGATGGTTCTTCGACGGAGAGTCTTTCATTCTGCTGACCAAAGGAGAGAGCGGCAAACCGCGATTGCAGTTGCTGGAAGCTCAATCGGTAGCGACTCCGGTGGGAATGGAGTCCGACCAGACTGTATTTGACGGCATCCGTTTTGATCCTCGGACGGGTCGAGCGGTCAGCTATTTTGTCGGCTCCGAGAAGACGCAGGGAAATCTGGTCGATGTCCGAGCCATTCCTTCGGATTCAGTCGTCCACATTTACGAGCCGAATCGTGCCGGTCAGCTTCGCGGGATTCCATTCGTAAGCTGCGTCATCAACGATCTGCACGATCTCGACGACTTGCAGAAGCTGGAGATGGAGGCTTGTAAGCTCGGCGCTTCTGTCGCTCAGATCGTCAAGACTGTCTCTGGCGAGGTTCAAGCCTCAAACCTGCGAGCCGGCACCGCTTCGACGACAGCCAACACCGCTGAGAATTATTACGAGCAGGTCTTCGGAAGTGCGGTCAAAGTGCTGAAACACGGAGACGAGTTCCAGCAATTCGCAACCGAGCGTCCCGGCGTGAATATGCGGGAATACTGGCGGCAGCTTACCGAGAAGGTCTGTGCTGGTGTTGGTATTCCGTATGTTCTCGTTTTCCCTGAGTCCATGCAGGGAACCGTCTATCGCGGTGCGCTGGATATGTCGGCGGTTTGGTTCAAGAGCCGCCATCACGTTATGGCGACTGCCGCTCGACGTATTTATGAGTACGTCATGGAATACGCGATCAAGACCGATCCGACGCTGAACGATGCTCCGTCTGATTGGTATGAGGTCGCAATCACCGCCCCTCGCGCTCCTAATGTTGATGTCGGGCGCAATTCGGCGGCTCAACTCAAAGAGCTTGAGGCCGGTATTATCACATACGATGAAGTCTACGGATCTCGAGGTCTTGATTGGCGTTCATCGTTAGAAGCCAAAGCACAGCAAGCTTTGTTTGTCCGTCAATTGGCTGATAAATACGGTCTCGACGTTTCCGAGATTTCTACTGTTCAGAAGGAAAAAGCCCCGAGTGTTCCTGTGGCTGCTATTGACACAAGCTCGGAAAATCAAAACGCTCCCGAGCCAGTTGCAGCACCGGAAGGCGGAGACACTTCGGTTGTTGTAGATGACACGGCCGTTGTTGCCAAAGCCAAGAAGACTCGCAAACCAAGATCCAAGAAGTCTGAATGAATCTGACAAAGAAAACAGACTGGTTGTATTACGCGCCGGCGGCTTCCGCTGGTGAGACTGCGACCATCCAAATCTTCGACCAGATTGGCGAAGATTGGTTTGGCGGCAGCGGCTTGTCCGGCAAGCAGTTCTCGGACGTTCTCAATGAAGTGGGCAATGGTCCGCTCTTGGTCGAGATCAACTCTCCCGGAGGCAACGTTTGGGATGGTCTGAGCATTTACAACCAGCTTCGCGGTCGTCGCGCTCCGGTGACCACTCGCGTCGTTGGCATCGCCGCTTCCATCGCGTCGATCATTGCTCTGGCCGGTGATAAGGTCGAGATGGCGGACGCTGCGTTGATAATGATTCACGACCCGTCCGGCATGGCTTCTGGCACTTCCGAAGATATGCGGAAGATGGCCGACGCGCTCGACCAACACGCTGAAGTGCTGGTTGGAGTCTATGCCAAAAAGACCGGCAAGTCTCCCGAAGCGATTCGCGCTGCGATGAAAGCGGAGACTTGGTTTACCACCGCTGAAGCGATTGCTTTCGGTCTTGTGGATAAGCCTATCAAACAGCTTGCGATGGCTGCGAAGTGGCATCCGCGAGCGGTCACCAAGACGGCTCCCGAGACGGTCAAGAACAACCTTCGCAAAGGTCTCAAGCAATACGAAGAGGGGCTTGCCGGTGACGGTCTTGAGAAGGCAACCGTTCTTGAGGCTGAGTCGCTAGTCGCTGGCGAACCTCCTACCGAAGCGAAGGTGCAGAAGGCAAACGCTTGGTGGGGACGCAATGAGCGTTTTCTTGAGGCCGAGCCAAACACTCCTGCCGATGTTGCTGCGAACCTATGGGGCGGCGCCGCGGGCCGCGATTGGTTCCGCGCACTCTATGCTCAGATTGAGCGCGAGGAAGGCGAAGACGAGTCCATTGACGACTCCAAAAAGATTTCTCCCGATAGCACCAACGCTAGCGGACAGAATGGCGTGACCAACACGCCGCAACCAACACAACAAACCGACACACATATGTCCGACAACACTCCTGTGGCGGCTGCGGCTCCTGCTGCGGCTCCTGCCGCTTCTGTGGACCTCAACGCCATCCTTGCCAAGCTCACCGCTCTTGAGGCTTCGATGAAGGCTCCTGCCGCCGCTCCCGCTCCTGAGCCGGTTCGCCCCGTCATCGAGAACCTCGGCAACCCGCTGCTGGAGCAGCACAAGAAGATGAAGGCCGGCGCTGACCGCCGCCGCTTCCTGATTGAGAACCACAGCGAGTTGATCCGCCAGAACAAGCTCATCGCTCCCCAGAACAGCAACACCTTCGCGGCTGGTCTGGTGGTCGATTATCTGGCCGATGCGGTCATCACGGAGATGGGCACGAAGCTTGCGATGGTTGGCAACTTCACTCGCAACGTTGGTCTGGATAACCTCCGCCCCCGTGCGACCGTGCAGGTCAAGAAGTTCGTGCAGGCCGGCGCTTCCGCTACGGTCGACAACGCGACCAATTTTGAGACCAGCAACGACTCCGAGCTTGCTGCCACCTCCGTCACGGTCAACCAGATCAGCAAGCTGTTCACCGTCACGGCTCAGGAGTTGAATCAGGGGTTCGCTCTGGCCGATCTCGCTGCCGGTTCCGCTGATGTCTTCGCGCTCGGTATCAGCAAGAAGATCACCGCGGTGATGACCTCCGCCAACTACGGCGCTGGCACCACCATTGGTGCCGCTGGCAGCTTCGACACTAGCGACCTTCCTGCGATCTTGGCTCTGGCTAAGAACTACCGGCAGAAGCTTCTGCTGCTGGACGGTGGGCATCTCGCTCGTCTCCAGTTCTCCGCCGCCGCGAACACCTTCCCTGATGCTCGTTACGGTCCGCTGAACAACGGTCTGTTCGGCTTTGAGGGCATCTACGAGCAGAACGATTGGACGGGCGCGATTGCCAACACCGCCGGCTTCGTTTGCGGCCGCGATGCCATCGCCATTGCCTCCGGTCTGCCGGTGGGCATGATCGCTGGTGAGTTCGTCGAGCAGCGCACCGTGGAGTCCACCAATGGTCTGTCGGTCCTGCTGTCCGTCTGGTACAGCCGCGCCACTCGCGCTCATATGGCTTCGTACGACATCATGTTCGGCGTTGCCGCTGGCGACAAGACGCAGGCCGAAGTCCTCATCACCTCCTAAGGTTGAGCCATGAGGATTGCGACCACAGTTGCGGTGGACAAGACGGGCAAGTGCAAGCTCGTTTCTGGTCCCGATGTTGATGCGACTCTCCAGCGCACCAACTTCAACACCGCTCCCGTTCCTGAGGGAGGCAAGCTCGTCCTGTGGATACAGGGAGCCTTAGCACCGAAGATTCGCAAAGGTTGACCGACAAAATTGGGGAGGCTGTTGGATACGCTGACAGCCTCCCCTCTAACCGAAAAACAACATGGCCGTCCAAGCAGACATCGCAACCGAGTACAGCATGGGCCGACAGGGGTTCCAGCTTGTCACCGATACCGCCGCAAAGACCGGCAACTGGTCGTCGCTCGTGCCGATTGAGCCGACGGTATTCTCGTCCATCACCGGCACCGGAATCAGCGGGACTTGGCTATCGAAGACCATCCCGACTGGACAGGTGCTTCCCGGTGACATCACCGGCTTTCAGATCAACTCCGGCGCCGTGATCGCATTCTTGGCTCGCACGCCGTGATCTCTCTCGGACTAGCAATCGACCGGACACGGCCGCTCAACGGCGTGATGCCGGAGCCGCCCATCGAGCGCAGAGACATCCTGTGCGAGAACGGCGACTATCTCGTCCAAGAGGAAAACATCGGCGGCAACCGGCTGGTCTATTCCTTCGGGACGTTTGATTCGCTACTGACCGAAGGTGCAGATTTTTTGACGCAAGAAGACTCTGGCAAACTCATCCTCACCGTTTACTGATATGGCAGACCTCAAAATCTCAGAACTGACAAACCTCACGGCGGCCGATCCGGCAAACGACATGATCCCGATTGTGGATGTGTCGGCAACGCCTCCCGCATCTGGCAGCACCAAGCGCATCTCGATCAACAACATCCTCGCTTGTTCGCCAACCGCCACTCTCGCCTCCGCCACCATCAGCGGCGATTTGACGGTGCGGACGAATAAGCTGTCGGTGACGAGTACAAATGTGGGCATTGGAACGGCAAGTCCGACGCTTGCCGCTGGTGTTGGTCTTGAGATTGAGAATGCTGGAATCACCACGCTTCGATTGCAGAACACATCGGGTGCGAACGCATTTGAGCTTCAAGTTGATTCCGATGCTAACGGAGTGCTGTACCGTGGATACAACAACTCCCCTCATGTATTCTATGTAAACAACTCCACCGCCATGACCCTGAACTCGACCGGCTTGGGCGTGGGTTACACTCCTTCTGGAAGTGCTGATAAGATTGGAGCTGCTGCAACGCTTGGAGTTGTTGCGACTGGGGTTACGGCTGATCTGAACTTCCGCAACTCAAGTCTCACGGCGATTCAGCGCATTCGTTACACAGATGGGACTGGTGCTTTGACAATTGGTTCTGCAAGCACGACTTCTTATCAAGTCGAACTTGGCGGAAATACCACAACCAGAGCTGTTACTATTGATACGTCGGGGAATTTGTTGGTGGGGATAACATCGGGTAGTTACAACCGCATCAAAAAAGACGTAACAGCCGATGCCGGTAATGCTATTTTTGAACTTGTTGGAGCTTCAAACGCAACAAGTTCGATTCACTACTCCGTCTCTTCTTACAACGCCAATGCTGCAAACGCAGCGTCAAAGTTTGGCCGAGATGGAGTAACGCTTCGCTCAATAAATGCCGGCGGAACCATCAACGCTTCAGGCGCTGACTATGCCGAGTACATGACGAAGGCTTCCGACTTCGTTTTGGCTAAGGGAGACATCGCTGGTATCGACTCGAATGGAAAGCTCACAAACGTGTTCGCTGATGCGGTTTCGTTCGTTGTGAAATCGACCGATCCTTCCTACGTCGGAAACGACAAGTGGGGTGCTGATTTGGAAGGTGATGCGCTTGAGTTTGCTCGCCAGCTTGTGGACCGTATCGCGTTCGCCGGTCAGGTTCCGGTCAATGTCATCGGAGCGAAGGCTGGCGACTACATCGTGCCTGTCGTCAACGGCAGCGGAATCAAAGGAATTGCGGTCAGCAATCCTACCTTTGAGCAGTATCAACTGGCCGTAGGAAAAGTCATCGCAATCGACGCTGATGGCCGTGCGCGGATTATCGTCAAAGTCGCCTAATCGAACACACCATGAACATCTCTTGGATCATCGAACGCCTGCTGGTCAAGCCGACCGAAGGCTCGCTCACCGATGTCGTCATCACAGCCGACTGGAGGTGCAACGGCACCGAAACCACCGGCTCTGGCGACACCGAGAAGACCTACACCGGCACTTGCTACGGATCGTGTTCCTTCGCGCCTCCTACGGAGGGCTTCACTCCGTACGATCAACTCACCGAGCAGCAGGTGCTGGACTGGTGCTTCGCGAACGGCGTGGACAAGACCGCCATCGAAGCCAACGTCACGCAGCAGATCAACGATCAGATCAACCCGCCGGTGGTGGTGCTGCCGCTGCCGTGGTTGCCGCCGGTTGTGGTTGCCGAGCCTGTCGCCATCGCTGATGCTCCCGCCGCATGATTGAAATCAAACTGACTCAGGAGCAGGCCAATAGCCTCCTCCAGCTCATCGACATCGCCATCAAAGCCGGTGGCTACCAGAACGCCAAAGTGGGCGTCCCGCTGGCCGACATCATCATCGCAGCCGCTCAACCTAAGCCCGAATGAAAAACTGGAAGACCACAGCCGGCGGCGTTGCCGTCCTGCTCGCCGCTCTCAGCGTCGCCATCAAGCAGGCCATCGCCGGTGACATCGCCAATGCCATCGCCGCTGCTGTCGGTGGCACGGGTGCCATGTTCGCCGCGCTGAAGGCTCAGGACGCTCCATCGGAGGACAAGAAGTGAAGGACACGCTGCGAGACTTGGGCATCAACATTGGCCTACTCGTAGCGGGCTTCGCTGGGAGCCTTTTGACCGTCAAACGCGACGGCCATAAAGATTGGTTCACGACTGTCACCAGTCTTTTGGCTGGCACTTTGTCGGCCAATTACCTCACGCCTCTGGTCGTTGATTTCTTCTCGATGAAGAACTCAAACACCCAATACGCTGCGGCGTTCATCATGGGCTTCTTGGGATTGCATGGCGTCGAATTCGTGATCGACAAGTTCAGAAAGAAGTGAAACCACAGACCATCATCAACATGATCGCTAGCGGTGTTTTAGCCGCTGGCGTTTCATGTTTTATGATCCTGCTGTATCGGACGGAAGGCGTAACTCAGCGATGGCCGATTGTCGGAAATGTCTTCCTTCGGCTGTCGTTGACCGCGACCGCTGCCGGTGCGCTGTTCAACTGCCTGACGGCATCCACGCCGCCACCGTCCGAAATCCTGCTCAACTGCGGTCTTGCCGGCATTTTCGTTTGGGCTGTGATTTTCCACTCAAAGCTCATCAAGAAGGATCTGCATGGACCCACTAACAAGCATCACTCAGGGATTGATGCGAGCCGCTCTGGACAAGTTGCTGGAGCAGAAGGATCAAACGAGTGAAGACGGCATGGCCGACAAATCTCTTGCCGCTCGTCTTGCCGCTCGCATTGATGCTTCCGGCTTGCACACCGACCCGAGTGGTTCTGGTGCCATCGGGAACTCCGGTGCGTCTAGCGGAGCCGATAAAAGCTCACGTTTGGGCTAAAGACTCCGAAGGGAAAGTCATCAAGAGCCGAAACAAAGTGACGATCCCAGAAGGTTGGTACGCATTGCCGAAGGACTGATATGTCTCAACAAGTCATCAACACCGGATCAACCGCAAACGACAACACGGGAGACACGCTCCGTGGATCGTGGATAAAAGCCAACGACAATTTCACGGAGCTTTACACGCTGATTTCCGCGCTGAATACCGCCACCAGTTACACGCCAACCTTCGTCGATTCTGGCGGCGGGCGCACGTTCACTCAGACCATCAACTCCGCTCGATACACACAGATCGGAAATCTGCGTTGGTTCACCGTTGATGTCACATTCACCGGAGTGTCTGGTGTTGCCACCGGCAATCTTCGGATCAGCCTACCTGCGACCAGCACCTACGCTTGTTGTTCTGAGATCTGGGCCGACAATCTGGCAAGCGCAGCAAAGACGGAGGTCGAAGCTCTGATTTCTGCTGGTACGAATTACGCAGAGGTTTTCCATTACGAGAACGGCGATGCCCAAAGCATAGCGGCTCACATTCAGAACGGTTCTCGTTTGGTTGTCACAGGCGTGTTCTTCTCCGCTCCGTGAATCTGATTGCGACAAGTCTACAGTTAGGGATGAGCGTCCTACAGGGGGCGATGGGAAATCCGTCGTTTCTCTGGCAGGGGCAGCTTGTCCGCTGTTTACCGGCCGCGACCACAGATACCAACAGCGTCATCTCCGGTGGATTCCAAGACAATGTTCAAGCGCGTATCTTGGTCAAGTTCTCGGATTGGAGACTTGCTGACAGCACATTGGTCACCGTGGACGCGACTGTCTGGAGTGCGGACGTTGGGTCAAACGCCGACCGGCTCTTACAGGAAAGCGGTGGCTTACTCCTGCAAGAAAACACGGACAGAATCCTTCTCACCTTCGGCAAAATGATTCCGGTGGTTGGTCGTCTGGTCACCTATGACGGACGGCAATTGCGGATCATGTCCGCAAAACGCGATGGCTCGGGCGCTTATTACGCGCTTGAGCTTGGGGCCAAGACCAAATGAGGCCCACGATCTCGGTTGACACTCGGAACTTCGACGCTGCGTGGAGGATCTATCTCGCGCAGAGCCGGCGCTCTTTGTCTGAGGCAATCAACTCGCGGACGTTTTTCCTGATGCTGCGGATGTACATCCTGCTTCCGCCCAAGAGTCCGCAAGCCGCTCGGAACAAGATTCTCGATTACTTCAACAGGCCGATTGGTGAGGCTCGCTTTGATAAGAAGACCGGCAAGCGCGTCGGCAGATCTCGGCAACTCCGGTTGGTCCATCTGATCGCTCAAGCCAAGAACCGCAAAGAAGGCAAGCCGGGACTCTATGGCAGGGACATGAGGCTTGCCGCCGGAAAGCTCCGTCGCCGTGCCGCTGGCAGCGTTGGTTATCTCAAGAGCGCTGTTGTCAAAGCCATCAAGAGGCTGTCTCCGAGCTTTCAGCAATTCGGTGGAACCCGACGAGCAAAGAAGGGCTCCGCTCAAGTTCGGATCGTTTCCGGCAATCAAGCTCTCATCAATCTGGCGAACCAATACGGATTGCCGCAGGAGAATGTCTCTGTGCATCGCGGAAGCAGCGCCTATGCATATTGGGCCCGTCCTTCGATCAATCCTTACAGTCATGTCCGAATGAACATCGGACTTGCTGACAACCAGATCGGAAACGTCGAGTCGATTTACGCGAAGGCGATGCAAAAAGCCTATGATGACGAAGCGCGTGAAATGTCTCTGCACATTCAAGCCAAACTGGAACAAGCCGCCGATGAGCTTGAGAAACTCGGGGTTGTCGTCAAATGAACGCCGTTGCACTTAGAGCCGAGAGAGCGTTGGCCGATTGGCTGGCGGCTCAAGACTGGAGCGCATCCGGCACCGGAACTCCGACCTGTTTGACGAGCTACGGTCACGGAGCATTTGCCGACTTTGATCGGGAGGATCAAATGCCGGATTTCCCTCGAATCGTTGTCCGAGCTGGATCAACGGTTCCGGTGCATCCTCTGGACAGGACTTGCGAGATTGACCTTTCTGCCGTGTTGCAGATATCGGCTGACGACACGACAGAGGACAATTTGCTGAAGACGGTTCAGGTCTTTGAAGACCTGCTTCAATACCTATTTGTTGACGGCAACGTCAGCGAATTGAGCGCAGGCGATGACAGCCCATACGGAGGTTTCGACGCTCAGTTCGCGGTTCCTGTAGATTTTGGCGTGAGCGACACTAGCGAAAGGGCTAGAACATTCACTCGCTCCATGACACTTTTCGCAGCAGCAAACTCGTAAAACACAACCAACATGGCTACTTCAAAAGGGCTCGGACTAGTCTATGGTTCTAAGGGAACCATCCGTCTTTACAACCAAACCGGCGCGGCTCCCGGCACGGCGCTTTCTGGTGTCATCACGACCATTGAAAGCTACGATGTTACGCATGAAGCGGACGTTGAGCAGATCAAGAACTCTGCCGGTGAGGTCGTTGCTCAAGTCTCCGCAAACGAGCGCATTAGCCTCAATGTGACGTTTATTCCGTCAGGCACGGACTTTGCCGCAGCCAAGACGGCCGCGAGCCTTCCGGCCGTCAATGGATACGTCACTATCGCGTCGACCGATGCGACCACATACGGTGGCGTTTCGCTTGATGGCGATTACGTTTATTCCGGCGGCGGCAGCGTGAAGTTCACCGCCTCTGGCAAGTGCATGGTTACAATCACCGTCACCAAGTATCCTTCGCTCTCGGGCACCGCCACCGTGTTCACGCTGTAATCTGTGTCAGATCTTGCAAAGATTCTCGCAGAGACCGGACCTCAAGCTCCTCTGGTGCTTGGGGTCCAGCTTGTGCCGTACACGCTCGGCCACGCGATAGTCTTGCAACGTCTCCGCTCTCCCTATGTGTTGGGCGGACAGATTACTCCAAACGATCTGGTGGAGGCTGTTGTCGTTTGCTCTCAGGCTCCACTTGAGTCGATCAAATCAATCAAATCGGTCTGGCGGGATCTTGCCTTATGGTTGTGGGGCAAGCGCATTGCCAGACTCGATTTATTGAAGGAATCACAGACCTTTCAGCTTTGGCTGAACGAGCAATCAACCGCTCCGGAGGTCTTGATGGAAAGCGGCAAGCAGTCCAAGAGGCCAGCGATGCCATGGCCCGAGCGAGTGCTTGTCGGATGCGTGAATATCGGCATTGATGCCGACGACGCTATCAAACTACCGATTGGGGATGCTGAACGCTTGATTTTGACCCATGCAGAAATGCATGGTCAGGCCGAGCTTTGGGACGATAACGCCGAAGCCATTTGGCAAAGCCAGAGAGACAACTGATATGGGCATCCTCTCAATGCTGTTCAAGATCGGCGTGGATTCGACTGCATTTGAGTTGAGTCTCAAGCGGATGCAGTCGCTTGGAGAGAAGTTCGGAAACAGCTTCAAGTCAGCGGTGACCAGCCGTCTCGGACAAGCATTGTCTGCTGCTTCTGTTTATGCGTTTACTCGTAGTGTTTTGAACGCTGCGGATCAAATTGGAGATTTATCAGAGCAACTGAACATCACAACAAATGATGTCCAAAGGCTGCAAATATTAGCAGGTCAAACCGGAGTTAGCTTTGAGAAATTCGCATCTATTCTTGAGAGGACAAGCAAAGCCAGACTTGAGGCTTTGAGTGGTGACGCCCAGCAAATCAACAACTTTGCTGCTCTCGGTCAATCGGTGTCCGATCTAAGCAATCGGCAAATGACCAATTTTGAATTGGCTCTGAAGGTGACAGAAGCCTACAGGCAATCTGGTCAATCCGCTCAAACGACGGCAGCGATCACCGATCTGTACGGAATCAAATTGCGAGCGGCTGCGGCTGCATTGGCTGATTACCGGTCAACGGCTGACAAAGAACTGATTTCTGAAGACACCATCAAGAACCTGTCCAAGAGCAACGATCTTTTGGACGAGCAATGGAGACGACTCAAAGCGTTGAGTTCTCCAGCTATTGCTCAGGGATTGAAGATCACGGCGGACGCTCTTGAAAAGGTCATTCAAGCGCCAACGGAAAGCGAGAAGCAGTTGGCGACTCAAATCTACGCAAGCGGCGGAAAGGTTGGTGCGGATACAGGATCGCTGTTGACCGCAGCCATGTCTGGAAAGCTGAAGCTCCCGCAAACTCCAGACGAACAAAAGGCCGGAAATCCTCCCGCCGAAGTTGATCTCCCGACTTTGATCTACGGTCTGGCAAAGCAAGACAGATTCACTCTCGGAGGAGCCTCTGATCCGCTCGCAAAAATCGGTGGCTTCACCGGATTTCAGACCGCTCAGGACTCGCTTATCAAGCAAGCGGTCGAACAAACGTTGCAGTTGAAGGTAATTTCACAGAACACAAAGAGGACCGCAGACACGCTGGTTGATTGACATGGCAACGATCAAAACATCAACGCTGTTTCCGGTTCGCATTGGTACACCAGTACCAGAGCCAGTCTTTTACAGTTCAATCGGTGGTCTTGCTTACACAGAGGTCAGCAGGCAATACCACAACGGAGACGGGACTGGCAGATACATCACATACAAGTATCGCGGCAGCAAAGACGCGCTCAGAGCTGCTTCTGCGGATTGGGTTGCTGCTGGCGGCAAGTATCAGATCAACGAAGACGGGCCATACTCTGAAGCCACAGTCACTTATTCCGGCTCTCAGATTGATCCCAACAACCCGTTGGCTCCAGTCCTGCCAGAAGAGGAAGAGCCGTCAACTCGGTTTGAGTTTCGCACCGAATATTTAGACGCATCGCTTTTTGCGCTGCCGTATGTTAGAGCGGAGGCAAAGAAGTTTGTTCAAACATTTGGAGCGGGAGCAACTGAAGCGGATTATTTCTCGGCAATCAAACTTGCCGGAGAAGATCCCAAGAACAACAAGCTGACGTTTTCGGAGTCGCTGTTCCCGCTGGCTAAGGAGCTTGTCGTTAGGCTTTCCAGAGGCCAAGACTCATTCCAGACCTCTCGCGTGAGCCTGACTCGGATCTCGTCCTTCTCGGCTCGTAACGGTCTTCCGGCAACACCGCCGATCATTTCAGCGGTCTATTCCGGCGACATTCTGGCGGCTCGCAACGGCTTTCCGGAGTCCGTCCGTCTGGTGATGCCGAGACCTCCGGTTGATCCAAACCTTACACCTGACGGAACAGTCTGGTCTTGGCTAAAGACCAACGATTCAACTTCGTTGCTCATCAAGACAAACCAAGTTGAGCGCAACGAGACTTGGACGTTTGCCGCTTGGGATCTTTTCGCGTATCCTTACAACCCCACAACCTAACACAACATGGCTGACGAAATCCAGATGACCGCTCGCCTTTATGCGAGCAAAAACGGTGCGTATCTCCCCGCCGTTACTTACACCAAAAGCGCAACGATGGTTGGCACCGATATGGGCAGCCAGACCCAACTCATCGGCACCGGAGCTTCTGAGACGCTTGATGTTCCTGTTGATGTCACTAGTCCTTACAAGCTGCTGATCTCCAACCTCGACTCCACCAACTACGTTGAGCTGTCGTTTACGAGCGGCTTCGCTGCCGGTGCTGGCACGATGCGCCTTCCGGCTGGCGAGACGATGTTGATTCCGTACATCAATACGAATCTGTATCTGATCGCTAATACGTCTAACGTGACAATACAGGCCACGTTCTGCGAGATCTAACCTAACGACCTATGGCAAACGAGATCGAAATGTCTGCTCGGCTCTATGCCGCAAAAGATGGGGCGAGCATCAATCCGCAGACATGGACCGCCATCGTCAACATGACGGGGCGAGACATGGGACAGCAGACGCAGGACGTTGGGACTACGCAGGAAACGCTGGATCTGACCGCTGATCTTGCGACTCCTTACAAAGTCTTGATCTACAACATGGACCTTCAAAACAGCGTGAAGGTCGGCACGGCTTCACCGTTTGAGTTTGAGATCCCGCCGCGAGAGTTCATCTTGCTGCCGAGAGTCAATGCGACGTTGTACGTCATGGCGTTGAACAGCACCTGCAAAATCTTTGCCCAATTCTGTGAGATCTAATGGCTGTCTCGCTACCCAGAAAGCTTGCTGAAAAGGGAATAAATGCGGATCACGCTCGCACGATCAATCAGTTGATCGAAGCGGTCCGCAAGATCCAGCTTGTCGCTGGACCGGATCAAGCCATTGAGCAAACGCCAAACGGGACGGTCCTCAAGATCCGCCAACCCGCTGGCAAGACCGTTGTCCAGACATCCGAAGACTCTTGGTTCTACTGAGCTATGCCCGTCGCAATTGATCGGAAGGATCGAATGTGGACGGCCGACAACCTCAACGGGTTGTATGCTCGGTTCGATCAAAAGGTTGCTCGGGTCTTTGACGGCAAAACTCCTTTTGCCTGTGGATACGGTGCCAGCATAATTCCGTTGGGAGTTCATTATGATTATTGTGTCGATCCTGATACTAGCTTTTACATAACTGGATCAACCGCTAGTGACACAAAGATTGAGATTGAGTTATCCAAGTTAGAGAACAAGCACATTGATCCAGTAGCAGGTGAGGTCTTTGTTGATACATACGTTTCATCATTCGATGGAACATTTTGTGATGTAGCATCAATCCAGAAAAGCTTCAAGCTGCACAAGCGAAACATCAACGGCATTGACTACGATGTCCACTTAGGTTGGGACAGTCCAAACGCGGGATTGTCGTCTTATGTCAGACAATATTTGGACGACATCGGATCTGTTCCAACATTACCTCCCGGCCGCATTCACAAACACAAGACCGCTGTTGCTGAAATAAGAATTGAAGGTCTAACGACGTTCAGCATCTTGAACAGCTACCAGCGATATGATTGCTGGAGAGTCCACAATTTCGGGAGAAGATCGTTAGAAGTCAGGCTTCAGCTTCCAGACGGATCTGCTCAACGGGAGTACATTGCAGCCAAAGGATGCCGATCATTCCGACGCAGGAGTGATGGAACATGGGCAACAACTTGGCCCAATGGCTCTCCGTGTTATTACTTCTTCCCATACTTCACCGGAGACGTTCCATACTTTGCTGGCGGTCCTCCGATGTATGGTCAGCTTGATTCTCTGGCCGTCTGTCTGGAGCGGTCAGCAAAGGCAAACAACGTTGCCAACCCATTCATTCTGACCCAATGGATGAGAGCGTTGGATTCTTGGGTTGATGGGCTTCTTGGTTTGGATCTTCGGCAGATGTATCCAGAATATGCAGACCCGACCAATGCGAATACAATTATTGGAGACTGCATATTTACATGGGGCAGAGCGCGAATAACTGTCTACAACACAACAACAAACATTGTATCGCAAGATTACTTCAAGATTTTCAGAGGCTCGACATCATTTGTCTCTGATCTTGAATCTGTTGGAATCAATGTTGTTGTGAATCAAACCCTGCTTGAACTATCAAGCAAGCTTCCGAATACAGCCATCAAGATTTACCCAATAGACTGCAACGTATTTTTTACGCCCAACAATCCCTACTGGCTAATCACTCCGACGGTTGGTTATTTTGATATTTCGTATCCGACACGATATTTCAAGCAAGACAACGCAAATCCAACGACAGCGAAGTATTGGAGCTTCGGCAACGATCCAAATTGGTTAGAGAGCATAAGGACTTTGCGTCGTCGCGTTGCTGTTGAGGAGGGCTTCATCAACAATTATGACGATGTTACTGATATTCCAGAAGAGAAGGTGAGTCTTGTTTCTCTGACGCCTCTTGGGCTTATGTGTCAAGCGGCATCAAGTCAGGATATTACCGTTTATGATGCAAATGCGTTTGCTTCGATTCCAGACTATGAGAGATCCGCAAACTCAATGGAGTTGAGGACTACTGTGAGAGAGTCTGGATTTGGGTCTGGTATTTATTTGAACAGCCGGTACTGCTCCAGCAATAAGACTTACCTGCTGACTCAACCGAGCAACGTCAGCGGCTGGTACGGTCATGTATTCCCGCAGATCTCGACCGACTCAGATTTTCCGGCATCCAAGCCTGCGATCAACTGTGGATATGTTCCGCTTGGTGGTCCGTGGGGATTCTCCAGCAGCGTTTTTGATCCAAACCTCCAGCGAGTGCTGACGACCAATCCGGCAAGTCCGGCGACCACCGGAGTCTTCGGGTCTGATTTCTGGATCAACAAGTGGGGCGGAAAAGGCGGGGTTGATGCCTCCGTCCGAATCCTCGGTCAGCCCAACAAGACCGTTCAAAGCACCGGCGCTGTCGATGATGTCTTTTACGATCAAAACACAGCCGGAATGGCTTCTCTCTGCCCGTGGGTGACCCAACCTCCCGTCAGCACTTCCGAGCAAGCCGAGATTGCAGAGATCCGATTTGTTGCGGACACCTATTTTGCGTGGCCTTTTGATGCATCAATTGACACGACTCAAACCGCAGCCGGTGGCGGACCTTTCTACCACAAGATCCCGAAGAGCGCATTCCTGTGGAATCTGCTGGAATCGCAAGTCAGAGGCTGGACGCGAGCGGTTCCGAGAGGACTCGGAAACGACAACTTCCCGCTCTTTGCGTTCGACGCTGCAGGAGCATTGCAACCGACCAATTTCGGGGACTTTTATCCGCGAGATCTGTGGGTCACTTCGATGACCTCCGAAGGTCCTTCTCTGTGGCTCACGGAGTCGCAGTATGACTCGCTGATCGCAAACGGAATCCAAGCGAAGAAGCTCTTCGATCCGGTTACCGCTCTCGATTACTACGTTGTCAGCGCGTACGAGCTTGCGACCTATTCGACCCGACAGGGGTTCTCCTCGTACAACTTCGACTGCAACAATCAGGTCCTTTTTGGGGACGAGACCGTCGATGTCGCAGGGACTCAATTTGTGCCGGTCAGGTCCTACGGAACCGGAGACACGACGCAGATGGCTTCGTACGAAGCGGGAGGGACGCAGTTCTTCCGAGCGATCCGATACATCGACTTGAGGCTCCCCAACGAGCTTGGAGCTTGACGAAAACCCAGCGTTGGGTTATTTGGACGGCCGACCGATGAAGTGTCCCGTCTGCAACTCCATTTTTGCCGCAAGCCTCCGCGACATCGCGGTGGAGATGGGGCAAGTCCGGTCGAAGAAAAAGGCCGAAATCGCTCGCCAAAATGGCGCTCGCGGTGGAAGGCCAAAGAAGACCAATGAGCAAAGAACTAATCCCACAAGCAAAGCAGTCCGCACTCGCGGTCATGGCAAGCAGGTTCAGCGTTGAGCCAGCCCGTCTATTGGAGACGCTGAAGGCTACGTTGATGCCCAAAGCGACAAACGAAGAGATGCTCTCATTCGTTGTCGTTGCAAATCAGTACGGACTCAATCCATTCACCCGCGAGATCTACGCATTCCCTGCGCGGAATGGCGGCATCCAGCCGGTTGTCAGCGTAGATGGATGGATACGCATGATGAACAATCACGCGAGCTTTGACGGAATCCGATTCACGACTGAAGACAAAGACGGCAAGCCGTTCTCGGTGACCGCTACAATCCACCTAAAAGACCGGACTCATCCGGTGGAGGTCACCGAGTACTTCAGCGAGTGCAGCCGCAACACCGAGCCGTGGAAGGTCAATCCGCGCAGGATGCTTCGACACAAAGCGTTGATCCAATGCGCTCGGATCGCGTTTGGCTTCTCTGGCATCGCAGACGAAGAGGAGGCCGCCCCACCAGCCAGCGTCAACGTCACGCCGTCCCGCCCGATTTTCCGCAGTAAGCTGGAGCCGAAGGTTGAGATCCAGCCGCATGAACTGGCTCCCGTCGTCAATCCGGTCGCGCCGGCATCTGAGGCTCCTACCGCCCAGACTCAGGAGGTGGCCGGTGAGTGACGAGCGCAATGGTCTCCCGTCCGCATCTGCTGCGAGTCGTTACGCAGCCTGTCTCGGGAGCTATCAACTGGAGCGGCAGGTCGTCGAGCAGGAGACGAGCGCCGACGCTCATATCGGCAACCGCATCCACGCAGCACTTGCGCTTGAGCCGGTCACCGATCTGACGACCGATGAGACGTGGATCATTGACCGCTGCCGCGAGCAGGAGGCTGAACTGGTGGCAAACACCTTCGGAGGCTACGAGACCAACTGCTTCCGAGAGAAGCGCCTGTGGTCTCTGGACGCTGACGGAAACAAGCTGTGGAGCGGCAAGCCGGATGTCATCTACACCGCAGAGGTGAAGGACAAGCTGTGGGGTCTCATCATCGACTACAAGAGCGGTCGCGGTGAAGTCGAAGACGCTGCGCAAAACCTCCAATTGCGCTGTCTGGTTGCGCTGTTGGATGAGTCGTGGGGCTTCAGCTTCGACCGGATCGTCGTTGCAATCATCCAGCCTCTCGCGGGAGGTCCAAGCGTTTCGGTCTACGAGTCGCAGGATATCCACGACGCCATCCAAGAGAGCGACGAGTTGATGGTCGCAATTCAGAAGCTCGGGCAACCGAGAACACCATCCGAGTCCGCCTGTCGGTACTGCAAAGGCAAGCCGTTCTGCTCGGAAGCTCGGGATGCCGCTGTGGCGCCACCGCTGACCAATCTGCCTGTCGGAATCACTCCCGATGCGATTGCTGCAACGCTCACCAACCAGACGCTCGCGGCGTTTCTGGACCGTGCATCACAAGCCGAAGCCGTCATCGACGCTTGCCGAGCGGAAGCTCGGAGACGGATTGCCGAAGGCGAAGCCATCGAAGGTTGGACGCTCAGAGACGGTGCGGTGCGCGAGTCGATCAAAGACACGGAAACGGTGTACCTGCGGTTCATTGAGGGAGGCGGGACTTACGAGCAGATCATACCGGCCGTGACGCTTGCGAAGGCAAAGCTGAAGGACGCGCTGAAAGCATCGACCGGAGCCAAAGGCAAAGAGCTAGAGGACAAGCTGGCGGCTCTGCTTGCTGGATGTACCGAATCAAAGGCCACTCAACCGACACTCACGCGCATCAAATGAACCAGACTCATCCAATGGAACTGGTCCGCGAGTTCATGCGGACCTTCCAGCAGTACGTCCCGAGCAAGCCGGCATTGCCGGACGGGATCACGCAAAACCTGCGGTTCCGGTTGATCGACGAAGAGGCTCAGGAGCTTGCCGAAGCGACAAGTGCGGTCGAGTACCTCGACGCGATTGGTGACCTGCTGTACGTCGTTTACGGAGCGGCTCTGGCTGCCGGATTCAGTCCGCACCAGATAGACGCCGCGTTCATCGAAATACACCGCAGCAACATGAGCAAATGCTGGTCCGATGACGAGATCGACGGGATTCCGGCTGACTGCCGATCCCACCGAGTCGCGGACAACCGCCACATTGTCCGACGGAATGACGGCAAGATCGTCAAGTCTCCGAGCTATTCACCGGCTCGGCTGGAGGGATACACGCGATGAGATACGTTTGGGCAAGATCCTTCGGGCGGCTCATGTGCGATGCCGAAGTCCACGCGACGGACGACGGCAAGCGGTTCTTGATCTGCACCATCGAACACGATCAACGGACCCTGCATACCGGCAAGACCTACGCGCAACGAGTGCTTTTCCGATCATTCGATCAGGAGGACATCGCGGTCGCTGACCAGTTGCGGAAAGGCACTTGGATCATGGTCGATGGTGAGACCGATGCGGTGGCCGACAAGAGCAGCACCGGCTGGTGGTACGCAAACGTTCGCATCACCGGCAGGTTGCAGGAAATCACCCCATCCTGCGATGCGCGTTGACTTCTTCATCGCCGGAATCCCGAAGGCTCAACCGCGAGTCAAAGCATTCCGTCGCGGCAACCATGCGGGAGTCTACACGCCGGACTCAGCCGAGTCTTGGAAGCAAGCGGTGCGTCTGGAAGCCATCGCAAACGCTCCAGAATCCGTTTTGGCGCATCCGATCCGCATCTCGCTGGACTTCTTCCTTCCGCGACCCAAAGCGCATCTCAAGCAGGATGGCAGCGTGAAGGCAAACCAACCAATCTGGCATTGCAAAAAGCCGGACTTGGACAACCTCATCAAAGCGGTGACGGACGCGATCACCGACACTCAACGGATCTGGCTCGATGATAGCCAGATCTGCACGGTTTCAGCGACCAAGACCTACCGTCTGAATGCTGCCGGTTGCAGCGTGAGAATTGACGCTGACTGACCTCTCGGGAATGCGGCATGGTACGCAGGGAGATCCTGCGGCGGGCTAGTGGTGCCTCATCGAAACACCGCATTTCCTTAGGATTTCCGCAGGTTTTAGAGCCCTCAAAAGATTTTTGCAGAAAAGTGCAATTTGCTGTTGACGGAAACCCAGCGTTGGGTTTAGCTATCTCCATCGACGGCAATCAAGCCGCCGAAGAAACCGAAAGAATACGATGAACAAAGACACCAACATTACGGTTCAACTCCCTACCGAGCCTTCCTATTGGGGAAGTGAAGCCACCGAGTCCGACGTCGAACGCATCCTGAGCAATCTGGAGTCGATGATCTCCAGAGAGTTTGCCGACAGTCCGTACAACATCAGCTTTGAGCGCACAGCAAGCCCGACCGGCTCCGGAATCCACGGCGACTGCGAAGCGGCTTGCGATGATGTCCGCGTGTTCATCGAAGAAAACTGGATTGCGGCTCTGTAAAAAACCAAACCATCAACACCCATGAAATACCATTGCAAAGACCGAGAGAATCGAACCCTAAGCAGCCACAGCAGCGTCTCGGAGGCTCTCCGAGCGCGGGAGGTCTGGCTGCACACTCGGGAGCTTGTCGGCATCGCTGACAGCACCGGAAGGCTCCTGAGCGCCGAAGAACTCTACCAAGCCAAAGCCGCCGTCTGGCTGAAAGGTCTGCGATGAATCTGGAACCACTTATTGCGGCTCTCATCATCGTCGAGTCCAGCGGCAACGACATGGCGATTGGAGACGGAGGCCGCGCCATCGGTCCGCTCCAGATTCACAAGAGCGTTGTGATCGACGCAAATCGGATTGCCGGAACCCACTACACCCACCAGCAGATGACCAACCGAGCCACCGCTCGGAAGGTTTGCGAAGTCTATCTGACGCACTACGGCAAAGGCTGCACGACCGAGCAACTGGCTCGCAAATGGAACGGTGGCCCAACCGGAGACAAGAAGTCAGCGACCGTACCTTACTGGAACAAAGTCAAAAAGCATTTATGAAATACAAAACGCTGAACATAACAGAAGAGACTCATAACAAACTACGCGAGTATTGTAATAAGGAGGGAATTATCATGCAGCACTATGCGGACAAGATCATCCGCGAGTGGCTTGAATTGATTCAGAAAAAGCAACAGGAGGCCAAGCCGTGAGCGTCGAACAACGACTGCTTGAATTGGCCGACGAGACTCTCCGCGATGCTCGATGGAAAACAGAGATTCGCAAAATCGCAGAGGAACTGCGGATGATAGAGGCTCGCATCAAGCGGCTGGAGGAGGCGGGGGATGCGATGGCTACATGGCTGTCAGACCCAAGGAATTTGGGAGACGATCCGTTCATGTCTTCGCAATGGCAAAAAGCCAAGGAGGCAAAGCCGTGAGCGATACGCCTCGAACCGAAGCAGAGGTGAACCGGAAGAAATGCTGGTCCGATGACCTCATCACCATCGACGCGAACTTCGCGTGTCAGTTAGAACGAGAACTCAACGCAGCGAACGACCGCATCAAGCGTCTGGAGGAGGCTGGCGATGCACTCAAAGCAGCAGGTTATTTCGGTGGATGGAACGATGCGGTCAGCAAATGGGTAAATGCAAAGGAGGCCAAGCCGTGACCAACCAGATCAACGACGGCGGACCGGCGTTCGCGCGGGACAGCCACATGGATAAGCAGATCGGTCTGTACGTTCAGCAGCAGGGGATGAGTTTACGCGACTACTTCGCAGCGGCGGCGTTGCAGGGAATACTTGCTCGCGGCCAATCGCTCTTATCAAAGAAATGTGAGGTTCTTGAGGCGTTCAAGTATTCGGACGAGATGCTCAAAGCGAGGGAGGCCAAACCGTGAGAGACACCCCACGCATGAACGCAGCGCAAAAGGCTGCGATGGAACACATGACCGGAGATGTCTGGCGTGTTGGTTGTCAGCTCGAACGCGAACTCAACGCCGCCAACGACCGTATCCAATCACTCATCGAAGAACGCGACAGAGCCAATCGACTTGCAGAATGGAAATGGAACCTGCGCGATGAGTTTCAACTGCTACTCGGAACAGACAAAATCGAGGAAGGAATCGAAGCGGTGAAGGAATTGAAACAACGCATCAAGCGGCTTGAGGAAGCGGGTAATGCGATGATGTCTGAACCGTGCGAATACACGTTTGAACAATGGATCAAAACAAAGGAGAACAAGCCGTGAAACAATCCATGCAATGCGCTAAATGCTTTAGATCCTGCCGCTTGTCGAAGACTGGAAAGACATGGATCTGCGTGATTTGCAAACACAGGGAGAAGGCCAAACCATGAGCGACAAACACACGATGCCATCCTACCTCTGCAAGTTAGAGCAGGAGGTGCAGGAGCTGCGTGTCCTGAACGAGTACCTGCGGCAGAAGAACGGAAAGCTGAACGACCGGATTCGGCACCTCATCAAGCTCGGGCTGGAAACGGCAGAGTACGGGCTACAAAACCACCGAGAACAATGGGAACAGGAGGAGGAGCTGTGAGCCTGTCCGTCGCATTCGTCTACAAGCACAGAATGACCAGCGAAGTGCTTGTGGTGGACATCGACCGCGCACGAGAACTCGACGCATCCAGACAGTACTGGAAGCACGTTTCAACGGTCGATCCAATCGTCATACTCCAACTCATCGTCAAATCCAAAGGACACAAGCGGGCCAAGATCATCAGGGAACTATCAGAACAACAATGATTACGAAGCTTCACGAACTACCGCCAGATCATCACCTTCGAAATGCGCCGATTCGAAGCATTGGAGCAACCATCGTATGCCGGCACACAAAATCCAAACGAGACCCTTCCACTTGGAATATCAAAGACAATACATACAACGAATTGAACGATTCATGGCAAAACAACTTCGACTGGATAGTTGCAGACGAAACGTCAACACATCCTTTGAAATAGATTACCGACTGCTTACATCACTACAACAACAAGCCAACAAGCTCGGATTCAAATCTTGGGGCGCATATCTTAGACACGTTCTTGATTTCCACATACTAACATTCCATCCAGAACTATTGCATGAGCATATTACAACGACTCGGAATCACCAAATCAGCCATCTCAAAGATTCTTGGAATCAAAGAGACGCCAGAGCCAAAAGGCAAAAGGCGGGCCAAGCGAAAGAGCTACACCGGCAGGAAGAAATGGAACATCCCGCAAAGCACCGTCGATGCAATCAGGCTTGAGCCGGATCACAGGACTCTGACCGAGCTTGCCCACAAATACAAAGTCTCCGTCTATTGGGTCTGGAGCGTTCGCAAGAATCGCATTAGGGTTGCGAAATGAACTACCGATGCAAATCAAAGCCAACGACCATCGTCCAATTCGTCTCGGAAGCCCAACTGCGGATCGGTGAGATCAAGCGTCTGTGCGTGATCTACCAACGGGACGGGATCTATTACGTCCGTCCGAAAGCCGAGTTCTTCGACAAGTTTGAGCTGGACGATACACCGATTCCGAGCTAGACGTTAGGAAGTCAGCGCGAGCCGTAGGAAGCAAGCGTTGACCAACCATACCACAAGCCATGTTCAACCAATTTATCCCCACCCTTTCTGTGTACGTCCCGTTGCTTGTGCGGGAGTTCCTACCACAGATTGGGTGGGGTTTCTGTTTGATACATGAACGAAAAAAAGAAATCCCGTAAGGCTCCAGCCTTTCAATTCTATGCAGACGACTTCTTGGCAGGCACATCTGACATGAGCGCCGAAGAGGTTGGTGGATACATTCGACTTCTTTGCCACCAATGGACGAAGGGAGCTATCCCAAACGATCCAGATCGCGCCGCACGAATGGCGGGCCTAATGGGGTCGCCATCGGTTGGCTATGTTCTGGCTAAGTTCTCGCTATGCGAAGACGGGATGCTTCGGAATGCAAGATTGGAGAAAGTTAGAGAGGAGCAGGCAGCATTTAGTGCCAGACAATCGACATCCGGCAAATCTGGAGCGCAAAAGCGATGGTCTAAATGCCAGAATGATGGCGACCCTAATGGCGACCCTAATGGGGTTGCCATAGCGACCCCAATGGCGACCCCAATAGCCACAGCATGGCCAGACGATAGCTCTCCATCTCCATCTCCTAATAAGAAAGATACAAAGGCTCCTCCGTCGCCATGGGATGTCGGCTTCGGAGTTGAACTTCCCGAAAGCTTTAGGACCGAAAACTGCCTTCAAGCCGTCAAGCTATGGCTCCAACACAAATCCGAAAGAAGGCAACCCTACAAGAAGACCGGACTGTCAAAAGCTTTGACCCAATGGTCTAACGAGTTCTCCGCTGCCGAGTTCCCGAGCATTGTTGACCACGCAATCGCTGCAAATTGGTCTGGAATCTTCCGGCCGAAGCAGAGCCAGCAGACATCGCTCGCAATGCAGGCCCATCCGAAGACGGTTCTTTCAACCAATCTTGCGGACTACATCTCGTGACAACTCCATTCTATTCCGAAGAAGACGAGTTTGGGTTGATCGGAGCCTGTATCTCTGGGGGCCAAGATGTTTGTTTTGACGCCTTCGCAGACATTCCATCCGAAGCAATCCAACACGATCAACTCCGCGCAACGTACGAAGCGTTGCGAAGCATGGTCAGCCAATCGAAGCCGATCACGCTGCCGGAGTTGATGAACGAATGGAAGCGGACCCACGGCTCTGAGCCAGTCCCGTTTGAGGCATGGAACCGCTGCGATGAGCTTTGCCCATCTCCTGCCGGATACCAGATGTTCGCCAAGAACGTCTTGGAAGCCCATCACCGTCGCCAGCTACGAGCCGCAGGAGACCGCCTGATACGCGAGTCCGCTGTCATGACCCTTCCGGTCGATCAAATCGTCGCCAATGCCGAAGCGGGGCTCAGCGTTGAGGTCTCTAAGGAAACGGTTCAAACCTCAAAAGCGGTGGTGAGCCGATTCATCGACTCCACGCAGGACCGTTTCAATCGTCGCGGACAACTCAGCGGGGTGACCTCTGGCTTCCATTGGCTCGACCGGATGACCGATGGATTCCAGTTTGGTGAGCTCGCCATTCTTGCCGCCCGTCCATCCATCGGTAAAACCGCCATGGCTATTGCCATCGCTGAAGCTGCGACCGTACGAGCCAAGACACCAACACTCTTTGTGTCTCTGGAAATGTCCGACGAATCCATCGTCCGGCGGATGGTTGCGACCGTTGGCTCCGTGCCGATGCAGCAGATCAAGACTGGAGAGATGACAGAAGCTGGATTCCGTTCGATGAATGCCGCCAATGCCAAGATCGCATCCAGTCCGCTGCACTTCGCTTCCGGCTCTCAAGTCTCAAACATCGCATCCATCACAGCACTAATCAGGCGCTCGGTCCGTAAGTGGGGCATCAAGCTGGTCATCATTGACTACCTCCAAAAGATCCACGGTACCAAATCAGCTGAGAAGAGGACCTACGAGATCGCGGAGGTTAGCGGAAAGCTCAAGTCAGTCGCTGTTGATACAAAGGCCGCAATTGTGGCTCTTGCTCAGCTAAACCGCGAAAACGAAAAGGACAAAGGTCGCGCCCCAAAGCTGACCGATCTCGCAGACTCCGGCCAGATAGAGCGGGACGCAGACTTGGTTCTCCTTCTCAACAGGGATCGCAATCAACCCAAAGGAGAAGCCATTGTTGTCATCGCAAAGCAACGAGACGGTGAGTGCGGCATCGTAAAGCTCTGGTATGACGGTGAGTTCTGCCGGTTTTCCGACGCATCCATCGACCCGTAAACAATTTGTTTGCAACGCCAGAAACCCAACGTTAGGTTTTCACCGCACAACCAACCATTCAAACCATGACCATCGGAAAAATTGACTGCACCAAGATCGACAAGACGTTTCTGTTCAAAGGTAAGGCTGGAACGTATTTGGATATCGCATTGATTCCAAACAAGAACGGACGCGATCAATACGGCAATGATGGCATGATCGTTCAATCCGTATCTAAACAAGCCAGACAAGATGGGAAGCGCGGACCCATTCTTGGCAATTACGTTGAGATGGAAGACAAACGCACAGAGGAACCAAAGAAGTCCGTTCCGTTAGACATTGGACCAGACGACGACATCCCGTTCTGATATTATGGGCGGACGCAACGAATACCTCACCAAGAAGGTTGGGCATGACGAGATCGAGCGGCTCGATCCGTTGGAGATGCAACGCCGGATCACACTACTCAATCAAGCGCCCAACATCATCAGCAATGCGATTGCTCGCGGCTGGATCTCGTATCCATACAGAGTCGAGAACCCAAAGCCAAAGCCAGATGCATCTAAGTTCGTTGGCAATTACGATTGCTTGAGAGCTTATCAACTCAGGTCAACCGGAATGACCATCAAAGACCTTTGCCAGTTCATGAAGTGTTCTCATGGTCGAATCGCAGCCATACTCCGAAGAGGTGAGGAGATGGCAATCCAACAACGTATTGATGAAGTCAATGCCAACATCATCAAGCGCGACAAACAGCAAAGCACAAAGGCTTTATCTAACACAAAGCCGCAACGTAATAACACAAAGCGCAAGTGATATTACTATTGCAACCAAATGCAAATGACGATGCCGTTGCCAATTTTATTAGGAGGCTCCCAGACACCCCCCAAATGCGGGTGATCGCGCGGG